AGTTGAGTATGAGTATGATTGATGATGTAGCAAAAACTATCTCAACTTTTATGAAAGATTACAAAGCAATGGCAGACGAAGAACGCCCTAAAGTATTATTTGTAATCGACTCATTGGGTATGTTACTGACCCCAACTGATGTTGATCAATTTGACAAAGGTGATATGAAAGGTGACATGGGTCGTAAGCCTAAGGCATTGACTGCTTTAGTTAGGAACTCAGTTAACATGTTCGGTAGTTATAACGTTGGACTTGTAGCAACTAATCATACATATGCATCACAGGATATGTTTGACCCAGACGATAAAATCTCTGGTGGTCAAGGCTTTATCTATGCATCCAGTATTGTTGTTGCTATGAAGAAAATGAAACTAAAAGAAGATGAAGCAGGGAATAAAATCTCTGATGTCAGAGGTATTCGTGCAGGCTGTAAAGTAATGAAGACTCGTTATGCAAAACCTTTTGAAGGTGTGCAAGTGAAGATTCCTTACGAAACAGGTATGAATCCTTACTCTGGTTTAGTTGATTTGTTTGAGAAATCAGGCGTATTGACTAAGCAAGGTAATCGTTTAAAGTATATCACACAATCTGGCGAAGAAGTTCTCAAGTTTAGAAAGCCTTGGGAAGCAAATGAAGAAGGATGTTTGGATATGCTTATGTCAGAATACTCTGAAGTTAAAAATGCGTTGGATATTGTAAATAACGAAGAAGAAGACGTATTAGAAACTGTAGAGGAATAGCATATGAATTTAAATGATTTGGCCAGAGTTTGGGAAGTCATCAAACCTTCGATTGAAGATGGTGACATACACGAAGCGGCTGACGTACTAGTCAATCATTTAATCGATGAAGGTATGACTGCACAAGAAATAAAGAAAGCCTTCAAAGATGATAAAAAAATCAAGGAAGCATTGTCTTATTTTTCAGAAGACGAAGATGAAATTTGGGAAGAAGACGATGAAGACTATGATGAAGATATTGATGAGTGGGACTAGGAGTATTAATTGAATTGGTATACACGTATTAGCCATGATTTGTCAGTAATACCTGACTTTGTGGCTCACTACGAAAACGAACTGATATCTTGTAAAAAGGATTGTCTTGTTACTGGATACGTTGAAAAACATATATCAGCATTACCGGGCATAACTGAACATCGTTTCAATCAATTACAAGAGATTGAAGCGGTGCTCAACCTTCTTAATATCAAACTACGTAAAATTCGCAGAACTCATTTTCAAAAATACTTAGAGAAATATCAACGAGCCTTAACTTCACGTGATGCTGAAAAGTATGTAGATGGAGAAGATGAAGTGATAGACTTTGAGTATCTTATCAACGAAGTAGCCCTGCTTAGAAATAAGTATCTGGGCATAATGAAAGGCCTAGACGCAAAACAGTGGCAAATGGGGCATATTGTACGTCTCAGAACTGCTGGTATGGAAGATATCCAAGTAGATTAGTCGTAAGTTATTGATTTTACTAGGCGAAATAATGGTAAAATAATGGTAAAAAGGCTTGACATTTGGTACCTTTTTCCGTATAATAGATAGTATGAAAAGTCAAAAAGCAAACAAAAAAATCTTAAAAAAGTTTTCCCAAAGGCTTGACATTGCTACCCGAAGGTAGTATAATTATTGTATAACTTAAACTGACACATTGGAGTTACATATGACACAGACTATCACAGTAAAGTACGGAGAGTACAGAAATCAAGCAATCGTTAATCAACAATTTGAGTTGGTTAAGGGTTACGCAGAAGGCAAACGAGGTGGATTTATTACTGTCAAAAATGACGGTAAGTTTCCTCAAGTTCAAATTGCTAATGTTAAAATCAAAGTTAATAACATTAACGACATCACATGGGGAACTGAGAAACCAATTATGGCAGATCAATCACTTAATGTTGAGCCTGAAGTAGTCGAAACTGATGAAGAGGCTATGGACAGAATCAAAACTAGATTCAACATACTTGACGATATGGCTAAGGCTACTATCGCAGGCGACATTAGAGCAATGATAGTGTCAGGCCCCCCAGGTGTAGGTAAGTCTTATGGTGTTGAGCAACAAATGGAGAAGGCTTCATTGTTCGATCAACTGACTAACAGCAGAACTAGGTACGAAGTTGTCAAAGGTGCAATGACTGCTCTAGGTCTTTACGCAGTTCTTTACAAGTATTCTGATGCTAAAAATGTTTTAGTGTTTGATGACTGTGACTCTGTTTTTCAGGACGATCTTGCTCTTAACATTCTTAAGGCAGCCCTTGACTCAGGTAAAAGCAGAAGGATTTGCTGGAACTCTGATTCTAGTCTTCTTAACAGAGAAGGTATTCCAAACTCTTTTGAGTTCAAAGGTTCATGTATCTTTATTACTAACTTGAAGTTTGAACACTTGAAGTCTAAGAAGTTGCAGGATCACTTAGAAGCCCTTCAGTCAAGGTGTCATTTCTTGGATCTAACTATCGATAGTGCTAGAGATAAAATGCTTAGAATCAAGCAGGTCGATAGAGACAGTGAAGGTGGTCTGTTCAAAGACTATGACTTCAACGATGGTCAAAGTAAAGAAATCTTTGACTTCATGGAAGAGAATGCTCACAAACTTAGAGAAATCTCAATGAGAATGGCTCTTAAGATTGCTGACTTATTTAAAGTGACTGGTGTTAACGACTGGAAAGTGTTAGCAGAGTCAACTTGCATGAAGATCAGGTAACTCTGTGTCAGGAGTTTGGGGCGGCTTAGGTCGCCCCTTTTTTATTACCGTTTTGATAGGTTAATGATACGAAAGGAAGTATAATATAAACATGCAAAAGATTGAATTTACATCGAAAGAGCAGGTCATTTATTTTATGTTGACCGCTTCCATTAGTTTGTCTCACTATGATCACAAATTCATATCCAACATGCAATCATTGAGCCAAGATAAGAAACAGATTACGTCTGGTCAAGCAGAATTGTTTGATAAACTTTTGCACAAGTACAGAAAGCAATTTGCTACTAACGGATACACAGTCGAGGAGTTAGAATCATTACCATGGAAGTGTATAGTTGTAGAAAGTCTACCCAAGTATACTAATGCAAATGTTGACTGGGACGATAGTGTAAATAAAATGACTATTAGAGTCCCATTCAAAAAAGATTTTATATCTGGCTTTAGAAAAGAAATGTCAACTTTTTTTCCTATTGACAATTATGGTCCAATAGATAACTCTCAGCCTTGGGTATGGAATGCCGAACGCAAAAGATATGAAGCAGATCCAAGTACTTCATCTTTGAAATTGGCATACAATATCTTACCGCAGTATTTTACTACTGTTTATCATAATGAAATAAAAAATATTATTGAACAGTTAGAATCCAAAACTGTAAAATACAAAGACCCAACACTAGTCTTAGTTGATGGGCAATATACTGTTGTCAATTCTAATGCAATATTAGATGAGTTACTAGCCGATGTAACTTTAGATAACAGTGCAAAATGTTTATATCAAATCTCACAATTTGGTATAAAAATAGACAAATCAATCATCAATGATGATCCTAAACTAGAGTTTGCCGCAAACTACATTACGGAAGTAGAAGTAGATGCAATAAACGATTGTTGTGAATGGCTTGTTGAACTTGGTGTAAATGATTTAGTATTGGGGAGAGGAACTCCTCAGTACAGATCACATGTATCGAAAACTGAGTCTCAGAGTATTGGAGTATTTAAAGAATGTAGAGAGGCTTTTGCTAATCATAATTTAAGAATACATAAGAGCGGAGATTTGTTTGATCTTCCTGAAGATGATCACAACGAAACAACTGTAAAAGGTGTACCTGTCTTGGTGCAATTTAATTCAATTGTAGAACCAGAACAATGTCATGGAGATAATCGAAATGGCAAAATTATAATTATAACAAACAGGAGACCTGTAACAATAAAATGAATAATTTAGATAAAAACTTTCACATCAACTTTTCACCATTCTATGCAATAGTCGTAGTAATGATGTTAATGTTTGTAGCAAATAAACTACAAGCACAAGAGATTGAAGAAATTGTAGTAGTAGGTGCAACTGTATATGAAACGGAATCGGATCCTTCGACTGACGTTAACATATTAGAATCGATCATACCTGAAGCAACAACTGCTGGTGGATATGGTTCTTTTTTAGGTTACACTGAAAGAGGAACACAAACAATACACACAACTATTTTTAGAAATGGTGTGCCAGCAAATGATGCCGGTAGTGGCTGGTATGACTTTGGGCATGACTTTTCTACTGGTAACGAGAATGTAAAAATAGTTAACGGTCCAAATTCAGTACTATACGGTTCTGGTAGTTTAGGCGGTTCTATTTTTATCACTGATGATCTTAAAGATGGATCTATTATTCGATATGGTAGCAATACATTTGTAAGTCATACAGGTAGTGGGTTTAACCTAAGTTACTTTGATGCAAAAAATGATAGTGTTAGAACAGACAACGATGAAAAGGATAGTTATAACAATTTGACAGTCAAAGGACAACAAGAATTTGGAGACTGGAAAGTAAATCTATCTGGCACATCATATGAATATGATTATGACAATTGTTATACTGCAAGTTTCTCACAGTCAAACGACTGTGTACAATCAGGAGATAAAGGTTCCTTATCAATAAGGAACGATAACTACACGTTTGGTTACTCATTTAATAATGCTAACTACAAAACAGAAAGTGTAGAAACATATAAGAGTGATGCAGAAAGGTTTTATGCAGACACTAGACATACATACGGGGACAATATTTATGGTGCAACCGTTGAATATGAAAAGTATGAAAACACATCACAAAACAATGTCTCTGTTTATACAATACTGAATAACTTTGATCCTATTAACATAGGACTTCGTTTAAGTGAAGATGCATTTGTCTATCGTCTTGGACATCAGGCAGATAATTGGTTCACAAGTTTCGGTACATCATATCGTAATCCAACTCTCTATGAACTGAATGGTGATGCTTGGACTTTACCTAATAAAGATTTAGACCCTGAAGAAGCAACAGGTTTTGAAGTTGGTTATAAAAACATAACTTTCTTTAAATACAAATTTACAGAAGGTATCAATTACAGTTTTGCAGACTCACAGTTTGTTAACACTGGATCATATGACACTGAAGGTGTTAGATACATAAACAGTTTTGTTGTTGAAAAACTTAACACTACAATGATAGGTGTCGAGTTAGGTTATACTAATAGTGATCAACCTCGTATTCCTGAGTACAAAGCAATCATATCATCTACAACTTATTTAGGTGATTATGATATTTCATTCAGATACACTGGATTGTTTAACAGAGAGCCTGGTCCATATGACGGCACAGAAATACTAGATGATGTAAGTTCATTTGACTACAAAATTGAAAAAGCATTCCCTAACTACTTGCTATCTTTTACTGTAAGAGATATACTAGATGATGAATTTGAAATGGTACCTAACTATCGATCAGGTGGATTAGAGTATTTCTTAACACTACAATATAGGCTTTAATCGATGCCGGGAATCGCAACACTACAAATTAAAGATGAAGTCAATCTAAAGATTGCTGGACTTGAATTAGATGCTCGTAGGGCACTAATGCAAAAGTTTGAGTTTGAGGTTCCAGGCGCACGATATATGCCCAGTGTTAAGTTGGGGAGGTGGAACGGCAAGGTTAGTTATTGTAGCCTTGCTGGTTCTACTTACATTAATCTGTTGGAAGAAATCATTCCGATATTAGAAGAACTAAACTATTCAATTGAATTGGAAGACATGCGTGAATATCAAACGCAATTTCAATTTGAAGAAGTTCAGAAAGATTCATTTAAAGACGTACTGTGGCCTAAAGGACATGTCTGTGAGGGGCAACCAATTGAACTAAGAGACTATCAAGTTCAAGTTGTTAATGAGTTCTTAAAGAATCCTCAATCGATACAAGAAGTGGCTACAGGGGCAGGAAAGACTATTATGACTGCGGCACTAAGTAAGAGTGTAGAATCATATGGTCGAAGTATTGTGATTGTGCCTAATAAAAGTTTAGTATCACAAACTGAAGAAGATTATATCAACATGGGATTAGATGTTGGTGTATACTTTGGTGATCGTAAAGAATATTTTAAACAACATACTATTTGTACTTGGCAGTCTTTAAACATCTTACTAAAGAATACTAAAAGAGGAGATGTAGATTGTACTATAGGAGAGTTCATCGAAGGTGTTGTATGTGTCATTGTCGATGAAGTACACATGGCAAAAGCAGATGCATTGAAGCAACTGTTGACAGGTGTAATGGCACACGTCCCTATTAGATGGGGACTAACAGGTACTGTTCCAAAAGCAAAGTATGAATCAATTGCTTTGCAAGTAAGTTTGGGACCTGTAATTAACAAACTATCTGCAAAAGAATTGCAAGATAAAGGAGTACTTGCTGAGTGTCACGTAAACATTGTTCAGTTACAAGATGAACAAGAGTTTAGTAATTACCAAAGTGAACTAAAGCATTTGCTCAATGATGAAAAACGATTAGACAAGATTGCTAGTCTGATTGATACAATAAAATTATCAGGTAATACTCTGATTCTAGTTGATCGTATCAATGCAGGACATGCACTTGTAGAACGTTTAGACGATGCAGTATTTGTATCAGGAGGAATGAAAGTTGTTGACCGCAAAGAAGAATATGATGACGTTGCCACTAGTAATAATAAAATTATTGTTGCTACTTACGGTGTGGCTTCTACTGGTATCAATATTCCTAGGATTTTTAATCTTGTACTACTTGAGCCAGGTAAGTCTTTTGTTCGTGTCATACAGTCAATCGGCCGTGGCATTCGTAAAGCAGAAGACAAAGACTTTGTTCAAATTTGGGACATAACAAGTTCTTGTCGTTTCGCAAAAAGACACTTAACTCAACGTAAGGCTTTTTATAGAGAAGCAAACTATCCGTTTGTTGTAGAGAAGTTGCAATATAAATGATTTTACCTTTTAACTTGAAATTCTACAAAGGAGTAGATATAATATCAAAATGAGAATACTAACACTAGAAGACCAATACTATAATTTAGAAACGTTACCAGAAGAAATCGATGACCTTCGATTTGCAATTTTAGATAATTCTAATCCTACATTTGTAGATTACTATTATATTCCACTTATCTTTTTAGAGTCGTTTAATGCTCCGGCAGTTGAATTGCAAGTTGGTGACAAACA